AAAAGAAAATTCGGCAGGATGCATACTGCGGCTAACCAGTAATGGAGCCAACCGTGAAAGGATCTGAGTTTTCTTTTGATGGGCCTGTATTGGCTTCGACGTGGCGAGATAGTAGAGACGGCAACACGGTAGGCGATGACCGTAAATCAAGCAAAAATCGTAAATGCAAACGCAAATACATTCGAGTTTTATCAAGTTCCTGTAACATTAGCTTCTGTTAATGATGCAGAATTTGAATTAGTAGCCTAAGAAACTACAACTCCGGGGTAGGAAATACCTTGTAACCAAAAATACCTAAAATGGCTCCTTTTGGAGCCATTTTCTATTGCTCTAGTACAAACAAGGATATATAATTGTTACAGTGACAAACTTGTCATTGATTTTAATATTAAAAGGAAGTAAATTATGAAGAAAATTGCAATCGCAACATTAATGGCTCTAGCGGCCGCAACAGCAAGCGCAGTAGAAGTTGGTGTAGTCGGCGGTACTGATTTTTTAGACAATAATCATACACACGGCACATATGGTTTGACAGTAGGTCAACATTTCAACGCATTCAGTGTTACAGCTGAAGGTCTACGCGAAGAAAAAGGTGACACCAACAAGTTTAACCTAGTAGCTGGCTACGACGTTGCTAAGTTAGGCACTGCTACAATCACAGCCAAAGCTGGCGCGACATACATCGACCAATCAGCTATTGTTGCTCAACATAATCGTTATACTGGTTTAGTTGGTGCTGGACTAACTGTTCCAGTTACATCAAAAATTGGTTTGACTGTTGACTATCGTTATCAGTTCAAGACCAACGATGCTAACAATGCATACACCGGTAACACATTGTTAGTTGGCGGTAAGTATTCATTCTAATCTCGGATTAGTTTGTTCAAAAAGGCTGCTTCGGCAGCCTTTTTTATTGTATAATAAAACTTACAGAAAGGATTATTATGGCTGTTGTCGGCAGAAAACAATTAACATATTTAGAAAGACGCAAGCTGTTTAGGTCAAAACCTAGAGAAATACGATTTTATGACAGTGAGCTAGTTAATGCATATTTGCCTTTGATAGAATCTTTCACTAAAGATGATTATCAAACCTATGAAAAACTCATTCATGGCTATAAGCGTGTTGCTCCTATGTTGAGATATTGTGATCATAGAAATATCCAAGGTCCAGTTTTAGATCTTGCTAAAATAAGATCAGAAGATCAAAAAACACATCAAAAATTGATACAGATTCTTAGAAATAGATGGACTGATATCTACGAAGAAAAACTAAAAGCCATTAACTCAGACAAAAGCAAATTCTGGTTCTTAATGGCTGGAGCTATTCAGCGTCGTTGCAAAAATGAAGGCATAGAACTGTATCCCGAGTGGCAAGGGTCGGATGGTCGAGAGAATCTTATTGATTTTCTTATAAATCAGTTTGAGAAACAGAAAGGTTTATGTGCTATATCCCGGGACACTATGACACTAGTTGTAGGCAATCGCCATAACAATGGAAACAAATGCAGTCCTGACAGAAAAAATAGCAATATCGGATATCAGCCCGATAACTTATGGCTAGTAACATGGTGGGCCAATAATATGAAAATGGATATGCCATTGATCACTTTTTGGAAAAGGGTAGACATGTTGGCTGAATCTAGAAAATCTAGAAACGAGGAATATGCTAACCGCCCTCGTTATTAAAAAAATCAATTAACGTTATTAAAATAATTATTGAAAAAATCAATAATTTCGCTTGATTTAATTAGTAAATACTGTTACAATAACATATCAGTACAAACACTGAGAGTTATAGTTTTCAAACACACACAAGGAGATTAAAATGAAAACAATTGGTGATAAATTAGAACATTTTGCAGTAACAGGCGTTAAGCCAGGACAACCAGAAGATGCTTTCTTCACAATCGACGAAACTAGTTTCGAAGGCAAGTGGAAAGTAATCGTTTTCTATCCAAAAGATTTTACATTTGTTTGCCCAACAGAAATTGTTGCATACGACAAATTAAATCAAGACTTCACTGATCGTGATGCTGTATTGCTAACAGGTAGCACAGACAATGAGTTCTGTAAAATTGCATGGCAAAAGAGTCATCCAGATTTAATCAAGATCACACACAATCAATTTGCAGACACACAGCGTGGTGAGTTGAGTTTAGCAGAGCAGTTAGGTGTGTTTTATGCTCCAGCAGGTGCCGCACTTCGCGCTACATTCATTGTTGATCCAGACAACACAATCCAACACGTTACTGTAAACAACTTGGACGTAGGTCGTAGCCCAGAAGAAACATTACGTGTATTAGACGCATTACAAACAGGCGAACTATGTGCTTGTAACCGTACAGTTGGCGGCGAGACATTATAATGCTATCAATTCAAAATTCTATCTTAGAACAACTAGGTTATTATGATAAACCTTGCGATGAGTCTAAACTAAGTGATAACCCCGCTTATCTCATGGCACCGAATGGTTTTAGCCTGACTGAATTAGAAATTGAATTGATTCGAGCTGCCGGTGGTAGTTTTTATAGTGAAACGGATATAGCACAAAAAACTGATTGGTTCGCACAAGCACCCGATATTAAACAGGGTGTAGTTATGAACCACAGTTTTATGCTATATCGCAGAGGCTATGAAGGCCAAGCTAGTGAACAGTTATGGCGTATGTCTGCTACTGATCCCAGAATCCATAGGGTGTTACAACAACGCCCACGTTGGGGACTAGACATCAGTTTAGAATACATACTGCCAGACGGCACAATGTTTGAAATATTACATTGGGAGTATGACAGTGATCAATGGGAACCCATTGAAGAACTTAGGCAGTTCTACGAACCAAAGATATTGTCCATCGACTGGGAAGACGGCGCTCAACAAATGCTGAAACGAAAAGACGAATGGCATCAGTTAGGGTGGTTCCCTCAAAGCAAATACAAGTGTGATTACTTTGGGTTCATACCAGAAAATTTTGGTCAGGTCCTTTGGAAATAGGAGATATAAATGAGTTTTAATGAAACAATCAAAGAAGCGTTACCCGATTATGCAAAAGACACCAAATTAAATCTTGACGCTGTTTTGTTGCGTAGTACTTTAGATGCCGATGTGGCTATGGGCTGTGCTGTAGCCGCACTGGTCGCAACCGGTAACGGTAAAGTATTAAGCATTTTGTTAGCAGATGCACCAGTACACGCAGAGTCAGCAATGACTGCCGCAAGTATTATGGCACAAAACAATGTATGGTATCCATATGTTGAAATGGCCGATGATGCTAGTTTGTCTGGACTTCCTGCACAGTTACGCATGAATGCTATCGCAAGTCATGGCGGAACTACAAAGAGCAACTTTGAAGCATTTAGTTTGGCCGCTAGTATTGTGGGCAAATGCGAGTTTTGCGTGAAAGCCCATTACGATGGTTTGAAGACTATGGGTTATACTGTCGAGCAGTTAAGAGACATCGGCAGAATAGCGGCAGTAATGAATAGTGTAGCAAAGGTGCTGAATAGTTGATAAATATTTCTATGAGAGACCGATCTTATAGAAAAATATACAAACAGCACTACGGAGAAATCCCTGTTGATGCCGATGGACGATCTTTTGAAATCCATCACATCGATGGGGATTACTGTAAGAACAAGGAATAAATACTACATTATGAAAACATTTCGCGATTATATCAATCTAATAGAATCCGCACAGACTCCGGTGGCGGAAGACGCTGATCAAGTTAAAAAAGTATTCAAAGATAAATCTGGTAAGCCTGTTGGTGAGATTGGCATCGACCCAGAATCAAGCCCGGGTAATGGCGAGTGGTATGTCCATCACTATGCTACGGGTTATAGTGTAGTTGGTTTCGATTCAGCGGCCGAAGCCAAACGCGAACTAATGTATGTCCATAAGCATCCGGACGCAGTCGAAGGACACCCATCAACAAAAGAGCAAGGTGTGGCGGAAGGCTCAGAACAACAATTTATGATTTATTTTGTTGTTCCCGAGCACGATGATTATTCAGACAGAAATGAGCCTACTGAACGAACTATTGTTGTTGCCAACAGTCCCGGAGAGGCGGCAAGACTATTCAAAGCCGAAACTCCCGAAGCATATATCAAAGATGTAGTTGCTATGTAGCCGGGTGTGGCGGAAGGCTCTAGTCCACAAAGCAAACTTGACGAAGTTAAACAACGATTAGACGCTAAGTGCTGGAAGGGCAAGCACAAAGAAGGCACTAAGATCAAAGGTGGCGTTCGTGTTAATAACTGTGTTCCTGTTAGAGAAGACATTGAAAACCTAATGGGCAAATTTATTAAACTGCTAGAATCAAAATGAAACAGTTCTATATAACAAAAGAAAACATTCTTCAGGATAGTCCAGACGATTGTTATCTTTCCCCTGAAGATCCTATCCAGCAATTAAAAATTGCTAGTTATATGGGAGGCCTCGGAGCGCAGGCAAAGTTAGCAGAATATAACGCGAAAGTAGCAGAACTTAAAAAATTAAAAAAAGATGAAACTGGTATGTCTGGATCTGACAAATCAAAATTCATGAGAGAAAATAATATTAGACCCGGCACCCCTGCTTGGTTTGAATTATGGTTTGGTGGGAAAAAATAATGTTATTAAATAACCTATTCGAAAGCAAAGGAAGTGATGCTAATATTATAGACATGTTAAAAGTCTTCTTACCTATAGCACTAAAACATTTACAATTAGATCATGTTCCAAAGATAAAATTAGAATGGGAAATCAATGACGAAAAACAACCTACTTTTGGTAAATTTGTCGATGAAGAAAATGTAATTTATATAGCATTAAAAAATCGTCATCCTGTAGACATTTTACGTACACTAGCACACGAAATGACACACTACAAACAAGGTACAGAGCACGAATTAGCCGCAGGTTCAGGACGCACAGGTAGCCCAGAAGAAAACGAGGCAAATACAGTAGCCGGGATTATCATGCGTAATTTTAATAAGGCACACCCCGAATTCTTAAACGCACATCCAATTGAAAGAGAATAAATATAACATTATGAGAGCCAAAGAATTTATTAGTGAAACAGACGTCCATGCTAATCCTAAGAAATTATCAACAGACCAGGTTGGTAGTCTTAAAGGAGCAGTATCTATGCCCGACATTAGTATAAACAAGTCTAATGGTAATCCTTATGCGGCATATAGATTTGGTATTGCTATGGCAGGAGCCCCAGACTTTGATACTCCTCCAGCAGGTGCTATGGCCGGAGATCCTTTGCTAACTACCTATACAGATCACGATTATAACATTATCCAAAGTGCGGCTAAAATGGTCGGCGCTGGAAAAATTAAACAAGTTACAAATAATCGAAGTCAAGAACACGGTGATGTACACAAGACTAGTCCAGTAGCCGACTGGAATCCTAGAAATAGAAAGAAGGCAAAAAAATGAAAATACACGAACTATTAGAATCAGCAACAGCAGGCGCCACCGGTTCTGGTAGTGTTGCTACTGTCAATAATCCACTAGGTGGAACAAAAAAACGTAGCGAAGTAGGTAGTCTTTTTGGCGGCACTTATGGCGAAGGTCAAAAGAAGAAAATTAAAAAAGTAATTAAAAGATGAGAGCAGAACGTGTAATTGAAGCGCCTATATCAATGGATCCGGCAGAGCCGAACAATCCATTAATACATAGTCACGAAAAAGCAAATCCTGCTACATTAAAAGATCGAATTATGCGCACACGAGGTCAATTAAAAGACCTAGCGCAACGAGCAGAAAGTAATGATTTAGCAACATGGGAAGGTATTTGTCGTGATGCTAAAGGCGGAATGTTTATGGGATTGGAACAAAACCTAGAACAAATTCGTCACGGTATTGCCGAACTTGCTGCACAACGTAAAAAAGGTGGAGTTATGTCTAGAGGAATTGATAAAAACATTGGCGAAAAATTTGATGGCGGTGGCGAATACAACGATGAAGTTGGAATGATCAAAAATGATTTACATACTATTGTTCGTTGTGCTTCTGACCTTAATAAAATGTTACATAAAGATGAAAACATTGCCGAATGGGCTCAAGAAAAAATTGCTGTTGTTAAATCTATGATGGTAACAGTTTTAGACTATATTGCCAGTGAGCACGAAATGGGTCACGAATATACCGTATCAGAAAGCATTAACGAATGGAAGAAATCTACCAAGGCTCCAGTTCGTCCAAAAAATCCAGTAGCAAAAGCACATCAAGCAGTTGGAACAGGATCTGGTTCTCATAAAAACAAATCCAAAGAAATTCCACGTAAGGCCAAACATAAGAAAAAACCAGAAATCTCTGAAGGACAATATGATAAATTGTTACAGGCGGAAATGAGTAAAATAATTACTGATTAATCACAAAAGACTTGACTTCTCCTGTGTTGTTATATATACTATAGCACACAGGAGATTTTTTATGAGTAAAGTATTTGGCGCACCAGAACAAGCAAAAATTAAGCAAATTGTTTCTGAAGGCATGACAGTTATGCAAGAAATCGCAGACCTAACAGAAGGTCTAAACGATACAATCAAAGCAGTAGCAGAAGAACTAGAAGTTAAGCCTAGCGTTATCAAGAAGGCTATTAAAATCGCACAAAAAGATCAATGGGATCAAGTATTCCGTGAGTTTGATGATTTGGAAACAATCGTTGATATTAGCGGACACGCAAACCGTCGTGAAGATTAATGAACGATATATTTTTTGGAATTTTTAATTGGATAAAAGAGGATTATGCTAGCAATCGTTTTCGTTTTGTTATCGAGTTGTTTGCTTGGGCTATTAGTATTGGCTGTAGTATCACAATGGCCCTTACAGTCCCTAACCCACCTCTCATTATTCTTTACCCTATTTGGATTACTGGTTGCTCTATGTACGCTTGGTCTGCTTACACTAGGAAATCATTTGGCATGTTGGCTAATTACCTCTTGCTAGTAAGTATTGATTCTGTAGGCCTGATTAGAATGTTAACTAAATATTTGTGAGAAAGGTTCAGCGAGCCATAATTCGCTTTATAGAAGGTTGCCGGCCATAAGCGGTAAGGAGAAGAAATGAGTTACGTCGATGCCATCTGGAATCGCGAAGAAAACGTCATTAGAGTCGTAGAACGAGACCCTAAAAAAGGACGAATCTTCCAAGATTATCCAGCCCGTTATATTTTTTACTACCCTGATCCAAAGGGCAAGTACACATCAATTCATGGCGAAAGCCTGTCAAAAGTCACTTGTAAAGATTTTAAAGAGTTTATCAAAGAACAAAAGATTCACTCAGGACACAAACTTTACGAAAGCGATATTAATCCAGTTTTTAGAACACTAGAAGAAAACTATCTAGGTGCCGATGCTCCTAAACTAAACATTGCCTTTTTCGATATTGAGGTGGACTTTGATCCAGAACGTGGCTACGCATCACCAGACGATGCATTTATGCCAATTACTGCAATTTCAGTTCACCTACAGTGGTTAGATACTCTAGTAACGTTGGCTGTTCCGCCTAAAACTTTAACAATAGACAAAGCAAAAGAATTAGTTAAAGATTTTCCTAACACATTCTTGTTTGAACATGAAGCAGATATGTTAGATGAGTTTTTAAATTTGATTCACGATGCTGACGTTATTAGTGGTTGGAATAGCGAAGGCTATGACGTGCCATATACCGTTAACCGTGTTACTAAGGCATTGAGCAAAGATGATACCCGCAGATTTTGTTTGTGGGATCAAATGCCTAAAAAACGTGAATATGAAAAATACGGTAAAGACGCAGTCACTTATGACTTTGTAGGTCGTGTTCACTTAGACAGTTTAGAGTTGTATCGCAAGTACACTTATGAAGAACGTCATACATATCGACTAGATGCTATTGGCGAAATGGAAGTAGGCGAACGTAAAACTGTTTACGAAGGCACACTTGATCAATTATACAATAATGATTTTAGAACATTTATTGAATATAACAGACAAGATACTGCCTTGTTAGATAAACTAGATAAGAAATTAAAGTTTATCGATCTGGCTAGTAGCATCGCTCACGAAAATACTGTATTGCTACAAACTACAATGGGTGCTGTTGCTGTGACAGAACAGGCTATTGTAAATGAAGCACATCACAGAGGAATGATTGTTCCAAGTCGCCCTCGCAGAGATGAAACAGAAAATACACAAGCCGCAGGTGCGTATGTTGCGTATCCTAAAAAAGGTCTTCATGATTATATCGGTTCATTAGATATTAATTCACTTTATCCATCAGTTATTCGTGCCCTTAACATGGGCCCAGAAACTATTATCGGTCAGTTACGTCAAGAGTATACTCGTAACGAAATTGACGGTAAGATTGCCAAAGGTAATTCATTTGCCGCTAGTTGGGAAGGTAAGTTTGGTAGCAACGAATACGAACTTGTCATGAATAAAGATAAGGCACATGAAATTATCATTGACTGGGAAGATGGCAACACTGATGTAGTTACTGGTGCCCAGGCATATGAACTTATATTTGAATCTAATCAACCGTGGATGTTAAGTGCTAATGGCACAATTTTTACACACGAACGTGAAGGTATTATCCCAGGTTTACTTGCTCGCTGGTATAAAGAACGTAAAGAAATGCAAGCCAAACTAAAGGAGGCTATAAATGCCGGAAACAAAATTGAAGAAGAATACTGGGACAAACGACAACTCGTTAAAAAGATTAACCTTAATAGTCTTTACGGTGCTATCCTTAACGTTGGGTGCCGCTTTTTTGATAATCGAATTGGACAGTCAACAACACTTACCGGAAGGCAAATTGCTCGCCATATGGCCGGGAAAATAAATGAAGTAATTACTGGCGAATACAATCACTTAGGAAAATCAATTATCTATGGTGATACTGATTCGGCTTATTTCAGCGCATACTCTACACTAAAGAAGGATATCGAAAAAGGACAAATTCCTTGGGATAAAAATATCGCAGTACAGTTGTACGATACTATTGCTTTAGAGGTTAATTCTACCTTCCCTCAATTTATGCTAGACGCATTTCATGTACCAAAATCACGTGGGGAAGTTATTCGTGCTGGTCGAGAAATTGTTGCTATCAAAGGCCTGTTCATTACCAAGAAACGTTATGCTGTTCTGTATTATGACAAAGAAGGCAAACGAAGTGACATAGATGGCAAGCCAGGTAAGATCAAAGCCATGGGTTTAGATTTGAAACGATCAGATACTCCAGAATTTATGCAGAAGTTCTTAGAAGAAGTATTAACCAAAGTACTTAACGGCAGTGAAGAACAAGAAATTCTAGATATGATTACTGAATTTAGAACAGAATTTAAGGCTCGGCCTGGTTGGGAAAAAGGTTCACCAAAACGTGCCAACAACATTACTGAATACGAAGCCAAAGAAAAGAAATCTGGTAAGACTAATATGCCAGGACACGTTCGTGCTAGTATTAACTGGAATACCATGAAACGAATGAACGGTGACAAATATTCTATGGGTATTGTAGATGGCATGAAAGTTATCGTATGTAAACTTAAATCTAATCCGTTAGGCTTTACATCAATTGCTTACCCAGTAGACGAATTACGTTTACCCAAGTGGTTTCAAGAATTACCATTCTCTCATGATGAAATGGAAACAACAATTATCAACAATAAGTTAGATAATCTTATCGGTGTATTGGAATGGGATTTAGAGTCCACTACACAAAATAATACGTTCGGAAGTTTATTTGATTTTGAATAAAATTTTCTTGACTATAACCAAAAACCTAAATATACTTATAAAAAGGACTATAAAATGAAAGACATTCTACAAGACATCGTATCACATACACATAATTTAGGATACCTAAATATTGTAAAGGTAACAGGTACAGAAGAAAGCACATTAATCGATTCAATGGCAGACGATCGTTCTGTTGTTATGTACGCAGAGACAGCAAATCCACATCCAGACATGATTGGGGTATTCGGTATGCCACAATTGAACAAGTTGAAATACTTAGTTGACGGTGCCGAATACAAAGAAGATGCTGTTATCGAAGTTGTTAAAGCAGAACGTAACGGAGAAACTGTTCCAACAGGTATTCACTTTGAAAACAAAGACGGTGACTTCAAGAATGATTATCGTTTTATGAACACAGAAATCATTAACGAAAAATTAAAGACTGTTAAATTCCGCGGTGCTAAGTGGGATGTTGAAGTTCAACCTACAGTACAGGCAATTCAACGTTTTGCGTTCCAAGCAGGTGCTAATACAGAACACACAACATTCTTAGCAAAGACAGACGGTGACAAATTAAACTTTATCTTCGGTGACGCAAGTACACACGCAGGTGAATTTACATTTGCGTCAGGTATTACAGGAAAAATTACTAAGGCATGGACATATCCAGTTAATGCTGTTTTAAGTATTTTGAAAATTGCTGATGCTAACAATGCCAAGATTAGTTTTAGTAATGACAACGGTGCTATTCAAATTACTTTAGATAGCGGTCTAGCAACATACAAATATATTATTCCAGCGCAAGCATGATAAAAGGAATAAATCAAGGCGGCAAATATATTACTGTTACCGGCGGATCGCCGGGCAGTAATTATATTAACAATTACTCCGGTGCCCAAGGAGTAGGTAATTTGCGATTTAACACTACTAACCAAAACTTAGAAATATGGGATGGCAGTAGTTGGACAGCCTTAAACGTGTCTTATGCTACAGTGGAATTAAATCATGAAGCAACAGATCTGTTAGATTGGGTCAAGGCAAAACGAATAGAAGAACAAGAAATACGAGAACTTGCTAAGAAGAGCAAGGCCGTACAAAATGCTCTCGATGCTGTCAAAAAAGCAGAAGAAGAATTAAAACTAATATCAATATTGACAAAAGACTATAATGAAGAAACCACCAGTTAATTTAACACCCTTACAAAAAGATTACGCTGTATATCTACCAGCAATTAGTAGTTTTTACAGTACCTATGTTGCTAAACAACGTCTTGAAGAATTTGTACCTAAATCTCGAATCCCAAAAGGATTTGATCGAGGAATCGAAGGCATGAATTTTTTAAATGAAGAGGAAGGATACTTTACCTACAAGTATGCTCTGTATTCAGCAGGTCACGCACAGTTAGATTTACAAAAAAGTCTAGTACAAGAATCTATGATTCAACAACGTGATAGAAACGGCACAATGATTTTAGGCGATTCAGGTGGATATCAAATTGGTAAGGGTGTTCTTAAATTTGATTGGTTAGACTTTGAAGGTAAAAGTGCTAATAAGACACGTCAACAAATTTTAGAATGGTTAGAATTAACTGCCGACTGGTCAATGATGTTGGACGTTCCGACTTGGGCATGTGATCATATTCATAGTCCAAAGACCGGGTTAAAAACATTTGAAGACTGTTTAGAAAAGACTCGTTTTAATAACAAGTATTTCTTAGATAATCGTCTAGGCCAAACTAAATGGTTAAATGTTTTACAAGGCGGTGATTGGGATACCGCAGAACAATGGTATCAAGGTGTAAAAGAATTTAGTGATCCAAATGGTCCGTATAAAGGAAAAGAAGCAGAAGGTTGGGCATTTGGTGGCGCTAACATGTGTAAGATGGATATTACTCTCAAGCGTCTAATGACACTTAGAGAAGATGGTTTGCTGAAGGGCAAAAACTGGATCCACTTCTTGGGTACAGCACAACTTGACTGGAGTTGCTACTTAACACTAATTCAACGACAAATTAGGAAACATATCAATGAAGAAATTACCATATCTTTTGACTGCGCCTCACCGTTTATTGCAACAGCACACGGACTTGTCTACACCAACGCCCAACACACTAACAAACGTTGGTCGGTTATTATGGACAAAGCCCCAGATAACAAAGCACTTGCAGGATCAGACATCCCGTTCCCATTCGAAAGCGAAGTCGCAAGCAGACTAACAATGGAAGATATTGCCTACTATAATTTAGGTATTAGAAAAACTGATGCCGAATTAGGAGTAGACGCAAAGGGTAAACAAATTAAATTTGATCATCTTGACCCAGATCATTACACAGAAGTTCCTAGACTTAACAAACTAGGTAAAATTCCAAACAAAACAAGTTGGGATAGTTTTAGTTACGCATTAATGATGGGTCATAATGTTGAATGCCATATTAAGGCTGTACAACGTGCTCAACAATTAATGGATATTGAATGTACAAGATTTAAACCTAATTGGAGAAGTTGGGGTATTGAAGGTAAGAAAGAAAAAGAATTTAGCGATTGGGTACCACGTAGAATTCTTTACTTTGCTACATTTGTCGAAGAATTGTTTAACACAAAAACTAAAGACGAAGCCTTCTTATTAATTGATACAGCACAAACATTCTTACGTAGTTTAGAAGGTGCTCGTTTACAAGGTGGTCCAAAATCTCATGCTAACAAACAGTTGTTTGATTGGGGCGATGGCGTAAAACAAGACGAAATTGATTTTGCCAATCCAGATGACGATGTATTGAGAAATATGGAAGAAGGAAATGTAGATGAGGACTGATAAAATTGAAAGACATTTGGAGTCTTTAAAAGAAGCACATACCTTGATCGATAAAGAAATTTCTGCTAAACTAAAACGTGGCGGATATAAAGATGAAGAAATAGAAGTAATGAAAAAGAATAAGTTGCGATTAAAAGATCAAATTGAAGCAGAAAGTAGAAGACTAAGGAGATTAGATTGAATAGAGATTACGCAGACGGTAAAGCAGACAATGTTCAATTCTTTACAGGCTTAGAAGTTGAACACACAGCCGCTTACGGAATGGAAACATTATTTGTAACAGGAGTACATGCCCCGGAAATGATTTCGGCTATGGCCAAAGAACAAAATGTTGGGCATATCTATTGCGGTGCTAATCAAAGTTACAATCCAAAAGATGTTGCTGAACTCAAAGCATGGGATCATATGATAACCAATTTGCTCAAAGCAGGATTTTGGGTAACCTTAGATTACGATGCTAAATTCCACGAAGATGTTTTGGAAAGTTCTTTTAACGAATATAGAAAATTTATTTCGATGATATCGGTTAAACTGCCCTACTTGACACAACTTAATTATAATGCTACAATTAAACTAGACGACAAAGGGTTTGAAGCAACAAATCCAGGAGTTTGGACCCTTAGACTACACGATCTTTTAGATAGTGAAAAGTTTACGGATTGGGATCAATACGGAAATGACGAAACATTATGAATATTAAACAAGATATCAGACCAAATAAAATGATCTGGGTTACCTTCCAAAAAGAAGGTATGCACAAATACCCAGCGGCACTAACAGATCCAGCACTTAAAACTGGAGACGAATACGATGTTAGTTTCTTAGGCTATCCACACCGTCATATATTCCATTTTAAAGTTTGGATTGGTGTCACACACAATGATCGTGACATCGAATTCATTCAATTTAAACGCTGGTTGGAAAATCTCTACAAAGGTGGAGTATTACAACTAGATTTCAAGAGTTGCGAGATGATGTCAGACGATTTGTATGACGCTATCTCCGACAGATATCCAGGCCGCGAGGTTTGGATTGAAGTAAGTGAGGACGGTGAAAACGGTTCTTTTATCAAATATTAATCCCTAATAGGAAATTAAAAATGTCAGTTCCAGGTTATATTCAAAAAACCCTGTATATGAAACCAGAAGTTTCTAAAATCTTCGACGACCTTGAGGCTTACCTCGATTACTGTCGTTTTAATCTAATCCGATTTAGTCCAGCAGATTTGTATAAATCTAAAGACTGGTATCAATTCCAACGTTCCATTGGAAATCATGTAGAACGTAAACCGTATTTAGGTAAGAAACCTAAATACCAACCACGAACTTCTTAACATGACAGTATTCTTAATTGATCTAGAAGCAGTTGAGACAAGGTACACTGGCGAATGGAAACGCCATGTACCCGCTCTCTTACGAAAGGCAGGACACAATGTTCAAATTATCTCTGGCCCTACGGATATTCCTTCAGCCACTACTCCTGGTGCTTTCCTTAATTTTGGTGGTACCAATATATACAAGTCT